GACATGACCGCCTCCCAGACCGTCGCGGGCGTGATGGGGACGCTGCTCGGCGGCCTCGGCGAGCGCGGGAACATGGACGCGGTGATCCTGGTGTCGCCTGAGGTCTTCTTCAAGAAGCTGATGACCGACTCCAACGTGCTGACGGTGGACAAGCTGGGCGCGAACGCCACCCTGCTGCGGGGCCAGCTCGCGCAGATCAGCGGCGTGCCGGTGGTGCTCACCCGCTGGCTGACCGCCGACCTCAACGCCAGCGGCCTGTTCGACAACGTGACCACCACGAAGTCCGGCGTCCTGGCCGTCAGCCGGGAGGAGTTCTCGCACTACCAGCGGCGCGCCAACCTCGTCGAGCTGGACAAGGACATCACGCGCGGGGCCTACAACATCGTCGCCACCCTGCGGCGCACCTTCAAGACGCTGTCGAGCAGCTCCAGCAAGGTCGCCACCTACGGCTACAACTGGCTCTGATCCGTCCCTGCTGCCCGGCTGGTTCCTCTCCGGCCGGGCGGCGCTCCCCTCCCTCCCCCTCTCTCCCGTGAGGCTGACATGGCCGACATCTACGATCTCCAGTCCACCCCGGTCGCCGGTACGGACGCCACCGACACCGCCTATATCCACAACGCTACCGGCCAGAAGATCCAGATCCTGGCCGTCAGCATCGTGCCGAAGACCTCGGTCTCCACGCACGCCAGCAACTACATCACGACCTCGATCAAGAAGGGCAGCGACACCATCACCGCCCACACCACCAACAGCTCGGGCGGCAGCGCCTTGACGGCGGGGACGGTGAAGGATCTGAGCCTGACCGGCACCGGCAAGATCCTGGAGATCGACGCTGGCGGCGTGATCAGCATCGATGTGGCGAAGGCGGGCACCGGCCCGGCCTACAGCCACTACATCAGCGTCAAGGCGATGGAGATCCGCTCCTGATCTGCTGCTGATGCACCGCGCCATCCTCGCACCCTGGAGATCCCCGCTTGGCCCTGATCACCCCCGCAGAAGCCCGCTACCAGATCCCCGGCCTGACCGGGACGGGAGAGGACACCCTGCTGACGGAGCTGATCTCGGCGGCAGGGGCGATGATGGCGCGCTGGTGCGGCTACCCGCCCGCGACGGTGGGGGCCGCACCGACGATGGAGAGCGCGAGCTACACCCGCTACCAGGATGGCCCAGGGGGGACGGATCTCCGCCTCGACGTCTACCCGGTGACGGCGATCTCCAGCATCTACGACAGCCCCGACCGGAGCTACGCGGCGGCGGATCTGGTGGCGAGCGGGGACTACACCCTGACCGACGGTGAGCGGGGGCTGGTGACGCTCGACTGGGACTCCGTTCACGGATCCTGGTCCACCGGCCTGCGCGCCATCAAGGCAACCTGGACGGCGGGCTTCTCCAGCCCGCCCGACGAGCTCCAGCACGCATGCCGCCTGACGGTGCGCCACCTCTACGATCTGCGCCAGGTGCAGGGGCGTACCTCGCAGGCGGTCGCGGGCGTGAGCGTCGGGATGGTGCAGGCCACCCACCTCCCCGACGAGGTACGGCGCATCCTCGCGCCCTACCGGCTGGCCCGATCGGTGGTGCCGGTATGACCCCCGCCGAGCTCTCCACCCGCCTCGAAGTACTCGCCCGGACGCTGCCCGATCAGCTCCGGCGCACCCTCGTTGTCTCCGCCCTCGATGCCGAGGCAGAGGCGAAGCAGAACGCGACCACCCGCCTCAACGTCCGCACCGGCAGGCTCCGGGCCTCGATCCAGGGCACCGTCGAGCAGGACGGGGGTGGCAGCTTTTCCATCGTCCTGCGCGCTGGAACGCCCGACGGCGGTCGCGTCCCCTACGCGCGGATCCACGAGGAGGGCGGGACGATCCGCCCCAAGCGTGGGCGCTTCCTGAAGATCCCCGTTGGCCCGGCGCTGACAGGGGCGGGCGTGTCGAGGCTGCCACCAGGCCGCAGCGGTGGCTTCCGCTTTGTCCCCACTCCGAGAGGTGGCGTGCTCGTGGGGCGGGATGGCCAGGTGTGGTTCGTGCTCAAGCAGCAGGTCACCATCCCCGCCCGCCCCTACCTCGCCCCGGCCATCGCCACGATCCAGCCCCGCCTCGCCGATGACCTCACGCGGCTGCTGCGTCGTGCCCTGGGTGATGCATGAGCAGCCCGGAGAAGATCATCCGAGACGCCGTGGTGACCGCGCTCCAGGCGATCACCGGCATGTCGTCGAAGGTGGTCAAGGGCCGCCCGGTGACGCTGACGGAGGGTCCGTCGCCCCCGGTGATCTGGGTCGCCCTCGGCAGCGCCCAGGACGCGCACGGGCCGGATCTGACCTCGTACCAGACCACCCTCCAGCTCGATCTCGTGATCGCAGTGGCGGGCACCAGCAGCGCGCCCACCGACCGAGAGGACGCCCTGTTCGATCTGCTCACCTCCGTCCGTGACGCCATCCGGGGGATCGACATCGACCCCGCTGACGTCGTGCTGCTCGCCGCCCCGCTCTGCTCGACGACCGTGGCCCCGGAGGAGGTAGACGGGCCGGGGATCGCGCTGGCGGTGGGTGTGGCCCAATTCGTATACGTCCGTGGAGCGCCCTAATGTGGTATCGCACCGGCAGCACGATCCCGCAGTACCGCCGCGCTGTCAGCGTGGACAGCAGCGCCAGCGCTGCGGCCGCTGATGCTGCGTTCACCCTGCCCCCGGCGCTGTCGGAGTTCTGGGACGCGATCGACGCCAGCGGCAACGAGCTGCGCGTCACCGACGCCGACGGCTTCACCCTGCTCACCTACCAGCTGAGCGGGTTCTCGAAGACCAACCGCACCGGCACCGTGCAGCTCGACAACATCAGCGCCGGGGTCGCCTCGGTGCAACAGGTCTGGCTCTACTACGGCATGTCCGGCGCGGCCTCGGCGGCGGGGAGCTTCGTCTACTCCGCCTCGAAGACCGCCGTCCTCTACCCCGGCGCGCCCCTTGAAGATCCCCGCCCGATCCGCTGGTCGCCGCAGCGGCCTGGCGACACCCGCCCGCGCGAGTCCCGCTCCAAGAGCGCCGACGAGGTGATCTGGCTCCAGTTCGACTTCGGGCCCGCGCTACAGATGCTCGACAGCCCCGGCGACGGGCAGGCGCAGTTTGAGGAGCTGGACGAGGTGACCTACGCGGTCACGCTGGCCGGAGTGACGCAGGCGGGCATGGTCAGCGCCAGCAGCGTCCGCTACCTCGGCGGCGGGCTGGTTCAGGTGCTGGTCCAGGGGGGCGCGTCGGGCAGCTCCTACACCGTCGAGATCACCGCCCGCACCACCTACCCGACCCAGCAGACCGGCCGCACCCTGGAGGCGCGGGCGCTGCTTGTGGTCAAAGACGTTTCGGAGGTCTAACAAATGCCAGCACAGTTAGGGATGCAGGGCCGGGTCTCGCTCGGTGAGGAAGTCACGGCGGGGACCGCTGTTAGCCGGACGGTCACCGGCCGGATCTACTCGACGACGGTGCAAGGCAAGGTGACGCGCGAGGTGGTAGGCCACCTCTACGGCAGCGCCGGAAGCGTCGCCAATGTCATGGATCAGTTCGACGTGAGCAAGGACGTCGGCGGCGAGATCGCGTTCCCCGCGACCTACCAGGGCGGGATGCTGGGGCTGCTCCTGAAGCACGCGATGGGCAGCAACGTGGACGCGGGTGCGGGCCCCTACACCCACACGCTCACGCTCTCCGGATCGCTTCCTGCCGGGCTCACCGTCGCCGTCGAGCGGGGCGCGGGCGGTCTGCTGGATCAGGTCTTCAACGGAAACAAGGTCGCCTCGCTGGAGCTGTCGGTGCAGCCCGGGCAGGTCATGGAGGGGCGCGCCACGCTGATCGGCCTCGGCTACGCCAGCCGAGGCAGCGACAGCCCGCCTGCTGTCGAGACCCCGTACTACATCAAGCACAACCACGCGGGCAGCCTGGGCTTCAACTCCGTCACCTACACGGTGCGGAGCTTCACCCTGCGGATCGACAACAGCTTGGAGGCGATCCGCGAGCTGGGGAGCCTGCCCGCGACGGAGGTCAACCGCAGCGACTTCCAGGCTGTGGAGATGGATCTGGAGCTGGTGGCGCGCTCTGATGCACCCTACGCGGCCCACCTGGCGGGGACGCAGGGTGACGCCACGCTGACCTTCTCCGACGGTACCCGCAGCCTCGCCGTCACCCTGCACAACGCGGTCATCATGTCCTACGACGATCCGATCTCCGGCCCGGGCTACATCACCCAGCGGCTCACCATGCGCGGCTTCGGCGATGGCACGAAGCACGGCCTGGGGATCGTCCTCACCAACGGCGTGGCGACGGTGGAGCTCTCCTGATGGGTATCGCCGACCGCATCGCTGCCGCCGCTGTCGCCGCCTGCGAGGTCGAATACCCCGCCGGATCGGGCCTGCGCTGGCGGCTGCGGCCGCTGGTGGCAGGCGACCTGCTCTCCAAGCACATCGCGCTCCTGGCGGCGGTGGTTCCGCCTGACCAGGGCGATCGGCTGACCCTCGCCGCCATCGAGGAAGCGACCGGCGAGGATCGGGCGAAGCTGGCGGCGGCCTGGTCGCGCGAGGTACGGCAGCGCGCCGCCGATCCCGATCTCCAGGCTCAAGCGTGGCAGCACGCGGTAGCGGTGGTGTGCGCCTCGGTCGTCGGCGCTGACGATGGGAGTGGCTGGGAACCGATCCGGATCGTCCCGACCGAGGCCGAGCGCGACCTGCCCGCAGGGCGGCTCCACCTGTCCGATCTGCCCGTCGGGGCGATCCAGTTCCTCTCCGGGGTCGCCCGCACCCACAGCTTCGGCGGGGAGGCTGCGCGTGAGCGTCTGGCCCGATTTCGCGGACAGCGACCTGCCGCTGATGCTCGCCCGGATGGGCCGCATGTGGGGTAGGCTGCCACACGAGCTGCTCGCGCTGAGCCCGGAGGACTTCGGGCTGAACCTCGTATGTCTGTCCGCCTGGGATCGGCACATCGCCGATCAGATCCGGCGTGTCAAGCCGATGGGCGTGATCGACCTGGGAGCGGTGTAGATGGCCATCGCCGAGTTCATCCTCAGAATACGGGATCAGGCCAGCGGGCCGCTGAATGACGTATCCGACGCTGCGGACGACGCAGCATCGTCGCTGGATCGGGCTGGCGACGAGGCGACGGACGCCAGTGGTAAGTTTTCCAGGGCGGGAGAAGCGTTCGGGTCTGTGGGCGGCGCGGCGGGTAAGCTCGCCGGGGGGCTGGACCTGCTGGTGCCGGGGCTGGGCGGGGTGGCGAGCACTGTGGCCGATATGGCGGAATTCGGCGAGGTCGGCGCGGCGGCGCTGGAGGGGCTCGGCACTACCGTGGGCCTGCTCGCCGGGGTGGTCGGCGTGGCTGCCGCGTCGTTCGCGGTGCTGGCGACGGCCTACGCCGTGGTCGGCAACGCCACCAGCGATCAGACCAGCCTCACCTTCGAGGCCGCTGC